GCAATAAACTTAGTTAACAAAGATAATAACAATTAAACAAACAAAAAATGGCATACGGAGATATAACAGGTAGTCCACACTCTTACAGAGCACCATCATTACCAGGTGTACAAACAGTTAGAAAAGCTGTAGTTTTAAAAGACGCGAGTACTATTGGTAGTGCTGCTATAAACTATTTAGATAATACAAAAGATTTAAATGAGCTTTCAACAGTTGAGCACACTGAAAGAGGTGCTGGTATTTATATTGGCACAGCTGGTAATATATGTGTTAACCTTTCTGGTCAAAAGAAAATAGTAGACAGTGGTGCTACATCAAGCGCTACAACAAACAAGTTAGTTGATTCTACACAAAACTTTACAAGTACAGTTCAAGTTAGAGATTTAGTAGTTAATACTACTGATGGTACAGTTGCTTTTGTAGGAGCTGTAGACAGTGATACTACACTTAGTTTAGTAGATGCTGCTAATAGTAATTCAGATATTATGGCTAGCGGTGAAGCATATGAAATACACAGACCAATAGTATTTCAAAATATAGCAGCTGGTTCTTTCTTACCAATTGAGGTTGACAGAGTATTTGCATTTGCAACTACTGCTGATGACATAATGGCTATATACTAGAGCATGGCTTTATTAGGTATAAAATCAAACATAGTATACAGTGAGCAGATAATCAATGCTGACACTAGAACAAACGCGTTTAATCTGCGCGCAGACTTTACTGAACTGAAAGCTGATTCAACTCTTTTCTCAGCTGATGCTAACCAAATGTAACACATAACACATGGCTAAACAATCTATAAACATAGGTACAAGTGCTAATGATGGAACTGGCTCTACGCTCAGGGAAGCATTTGACATTTGTAATGACAACTTCACGGAACTTTACGGTGGTACAACATCAGCCTTAGGATTTAAATCTGAAGGAACTAACTTCTCAGGATCACTTTTAATTGGTCATAGTACAACTGGAACTATTTCATCTGCGGAAAACAATACAGGTGTAGGTATAGGCGCATTAGACGCGTTAACTTCTGGTGACTCAAATGTTGCTATAGGAAATTTAGCTGGTAGCGCTATAACTGAAGGAGCAAGTAATATTTTAATAGGTAGAGCAGCTGGTGATGCTTTAACAACAGGTAATGGTAATGTCGCTATTGGTCATTTTGCGTTGAGCGCAGAAGATACGCATGGTAGAAATATAGGTATAGGTACTGAAACTTTAAAAGTACAAAACGCTGGGGCTCACGCATATAATATAGCTATTGGTTATCAAGCTGGTAAAGAAATTACAACAGGTATTAATAATACTATAATAGGTGGTTTAGCGGGTGACGCATTAACTACTGGCTCTAACAATATAGCTATTGGTAAATCTGCATTAAGCGCTGAAGATGGGCATGGTCATAATATAGCTATTGGTGCTAATGCTTTATCAGCTTTAAATGCAGGAACTGACTCGTATAATATAGCTATTGGTTCTTCTGCAGGTGGTTCATTATCTACTGGTATAGCTAATACAATTATGGGTGGTTTAGCAGGTGATGCTTTAACAACAGGTGACGCTAATATAGCTATAGGTCATTCAGCATTGTCAGCTGAAGATGAAGGTAATTCTTCTGTTGCTATAGGTTATCAAGCGTTGTTAAATCAAAACGTAGACGGTGAAGTTCATAATGTAGCTATTGGTAGAGCGGCTGGTAAAGAAATTACAACAGGTACAGAAAATACAATAATTGGTGGTCAAGCAGGAGACGCTATGACTATTGGTAATCAAAACGTAGCTATAGGTGCTTATTCTTTAAGTGCAAATGTAGCTGCTGATAGAAATGTAGCGGTTGGGCATTCAGCTCTAAGTAATATGACAAGCGCGACTACAACTGATAGCTATAATACTGCTGTAGGTTTTTATGCTGGACAAGCTATAACATCAGGTACACGAAATACATTAATTGGTGCATTAACAGGTGATGCATTAACTTCAGGATATTACAATACAGCTTTAGGGTTTCAAGCTCTTAGCGCATCTGTATCAGGAAGAAACGCTGTAGCAATAGGTTATCAAGCGTTAATGAACGAAAACTCAACAAACACTGAAACATATAACGTAGCAATAGGTTATACAGCGGGTGCACAAATTTCAACAGGTACACAAAATACTATTATTGGAGGTTTAGCAGGCGACGCTTTAACAACAGGTTCTGCTAATGTTGCAATTGGTTATCAAGCTTTAAGTTCAGAAGATGGCCATGGTAGAAACGTAGCTATTGGTAAAAGTGCTTTATTAAATCAAAACGCCGGCGATGAAGCTTATAATGTAGCAGTTGGTTATCAATCAGGATTATCTGTTACCACAGGTGTTCAAAACACAATTATAGGTGGTAATGCGGGTGATGCTTTAACTACAGGTGAAAAAAATATAGCGATAGGATATGCAGCTTTAGGTGCAGAAGATACTGGTTCTAGAAATGTTGCTATAGGTAATGCTTCTTTATTTTCCTTAGATTATGATGGTACTGGATATAATGTGGCTATAGGACATACTGCAGGTTACTCAATTACAACAGGTATATCAAACACTATCATAGGTGGACTAGCTGGAGATGCATTAACTACTAGTTCAAGAAACGTTGCGTTAGGATATTTAGCTTTGTCTACAGAGACTGGTAATGGTAGAAATGTAGCTATAGGTACTGAAGCTTTAAAAAATCAAGATATTGGTTCAAACGACGCTTATAATGTAGCTGTAGGTGATTCAGCAGGTGAATCAATTACAACAGGTACAAATAATACATTAATAGGTGGTTTATCGGGTGATCAATTAACTACAGGGACAGGTAATGTTGCAGTTGGATATAACGCATTAGGACTTGAAGACACAGGTGGAAGAAATGTTGCTGTCGGTTGGAACGCTCTTCGTAAATTAAACGTAGATTCAAACGCTTATAATATTGGTATTGGATTTATGGCTGGTGATGTAATGACAACAGGCGTAGAAAACGTAATAATAGGTGGTCTTGCAGGTGATGTTTTAACTACAGGTTCTAGAAATATAGCAATTGGGTTTCAAGCTTTGTCCGCAGAAGATGAACATGGACATAATGTTGCAATAGGATACTATGCTTTACGAGCACAAGATGCTGGCGCTGACGCGTATAATGTAGCAATTGGTAGTTCTGCTGGTGTAAGTATATCAACAGGTACTCAAAATGTTTTAATAGGTGGTTTTGCTGGTGATGCTTTGACTACGTGTACTAGAAACGTAGCGATAGGACATAGAGCTTTAAGTTCTGAAACAGGTGCTGGTCAAATAACAGCTATAGGACATGATGCTTTAAAAAATTATAATAAAGGTAGTGGTGATGGAAATGTTGTAGCAATAGGTTATCATGCGGCTCAAGCAATGACAACTGGTGGTGGTGTTATTATAGGTGCTTTAGCTGGTAATGCTTTAACTACAGGAACTAATAATGTTGTTATTGGACAAAATGCTTTAGGAAACGAAGATACAGGTAGTAAAAATATAGCTATTGGTGGTAATGCTTTAGAAAATTTAAATTACGATGGTGATGCTTATAATGTAGCTATTGGCCATAATGCTGGTAGACAGGTTACAACAGGTATTCAAAATACTTTGATAGGTGCTTTGGCTGGTGATGCATTAACAACAGGGTCTGATAATGTTGCTGTTGGTTTAAACGCGTTAACTGTTGAAGACACAGGTAGTAGAAACGTAGCTGTTGGTAAATCAGCTCTTGCTAATCAAAATTATGACGGTGAAGCTTATAATATTGCTATAGGTTACAACGCGGGTAATCAAGTTACATCAGCAATACAAAGTACTTTTATTGGAGGTTTAGCAGGTGACGCAGTTACTACAGGTTTAGCTAATACAGCTGTAGGCTACAACGCGTTGTCTGGAGAAGATGAGCATGGTTACAATACAGCAGTAGGACACGGCGCTTTAAAAGTACAAAATGCAGGCGCTAACGCATACAACGTTGCTGTTGGTGCTTCTGCTGGTTTATCTGTTACAACAGGTACTTATAATACTATTGTTGGTGGTTTAGCTGGCGATGCGTTAACTAGTGGTAATACAAACGTAGCTATAGGGTATCAAGCTTTAACAAGCGAAACACAAGGTGATAGAAGCGTAGCTATAGGTGTTAGCGCTTTAGAAGTTCAAAATAACACTAGTAATGCAGATATTTATAATGTAGCGGTTGGTTATCACGCTGGTAAACAAGTTACAACAGGTATTCAAAATACTTTGATAGGAGGTTTAGCAGGTGATGCAATTACTACGGGTTATCAAAATGTAGCTTTAGGATATAGAGCGCTTTCTACTGAAGATACTGGTAGGTCAAGTGTAGCAATAGGTAATGATGCTTTGTTAAATCAAAACTTTGATGGTAACGCTTATAATGTAGCGATAGGTGATTCAGCTGGTTTATCAATTACATCAGGTATTAGAAATAATATTATAGGTGCATTAGCTGGGGACGCGTTAACTAGTGGTGAAAGAAATACAGTAATGGGCCATGGGGCTTTAGGTGCTGAAACTCAAGGTGATAGAAGCACTGCAATAGGTTATAATGCGTTAAAAGATCAAAATGTTGGAGATAATAACGCTTATAATACAGCTGTTGGTTATCAAGCTGGTTTAAATGTTACTACAGGAACGCATAACACGCTAGTAGGAGGTTTAGCAGGTGAAAACTTAACTACTGGTATTAGAAATACATTTATGGGTTATTTAGCCGGGGCTGACACAAATATAGGTCAATTTAATACAGCTGTAGGTTATGACGCTCTTAGAAATAATATAGATGGAGACAGTAACGTAGCTATAGGACATAAAGCTCTTGAAGATTATGATGGAGCTGATGGTGAAGGTGGTAACGTAGCTGTAGGTACTAGTTCAGGATTAAATATAACAACTGGTCAATTTAATACTACATTAGGTCATCAAGCAGGTGATGCTTTAGATGCTGGTAATAATAATACAATTGTAGGTAGCAATGCTGATCCTGGGGGAGGTGGCCAAAGCAACTCAACTGTTATAGGTGCTGGAGCTACAGGTAATGGCAGTAATACAGTTACATTAGGTGATGGATCTATAAGTGGTTTACATTGTCAAGTAAGCAGCATATCTGCTCTATCAGATAAAAGAGATAAAACAAATATCGAAGATTCTCAATATGGTTTAAATATAATAGAAAATTTAAAACCTGTAACATTTGAGTGGAATCAAAGAGATGGTAATAGAAAAGGTTTAAAAGACGTAGGATTTATTGCGCAAGACTTGCAAGAAGTTGATGATAAATACACAAGATTAGTTGAGTCTAGTGATCCAGAAAAACTACAAGCTACATACGGTAGATTAATACCAATTTTAACAAAAGCAATACAAGAGTTAAGTGCAGAAGTAAAAGAATTAAAAAAACAAATAAATGGCTAAACAAACTATTAATATAGGAACCTCAGCTAATGACGGAACTGGATCTACGCTCAGAGCAGCATTTGATATATGTAATGACAATTTTACAGAGTTATATGACGGTACTGGTGGTTTATTACATAAAATAGAAGGTACAAACTTTACAGGTTCATTACTTGTTGGACATAGTACTACTGGTACATTATCTTCTGCAGAAAATAATACTGGTGTAGGTATAAATTCATTAAAATCATTAACTAGTGGTGATGCTAATATTGGTTTAGGCGGAAGAACAGGTTTTAATTTAACAACTGGTTCACGTAATATATTAGTTGGATATAGAGCTGGTGAAAATATAACCACTGGTAGTTTTAATGTAGCTATAGGTGATGAGGCTTTATTTACAGAAGATGAACATGGAAAAAGCATAGCTTTAGGATATCATGCTCTAAGAGCTCAAGACACTGGTAACGACGCGTTTAATATAGCTATAGGCCACACAGCAGGACAAGCAATTACAACTGGTAACAGACAAGTGTTAATTGGTGGTTTAGCAGCGGTTAGTACAACTACAGGTGCTAGAAATATAGCTATAGGTTATAGATCTTTAAATACTAATGTTGACGGTTTTGGAGCTACTGCTTTAGGATATGAAGCTTTACTTGCTCAGGAACCTTCTGGTCAACAATATACTTATAACGTAGCTATAGGATATGAAGCAGGTCATGATGTTTCTACAGGATTAAACAATACAATAATAGGTGGTAAAGCTGGTGATGCTTTAACAACTGGTAGCAATAATACAATTATTGGATATAATGCAGCTGCTTCAGCTGTAGATGTATCTAACGAAGTTACAATTGGTAATAGTAGTATAGCTAACGTAAGAATACCATCTGACTCAACTTTAAAAATAGGTGCTAGTGGTGATTTACAATTAGAACATGTTAGTAGTAATTCATTTATTAAAAATACAGCTGTTGGTGATTTATATATTGAAAACCAAGTTGATGACGCAGATATAATATTTAGATCAGATGATGGTAGTGGTGGTTTAGCAACTTATATGACAATTGATGGTGGTGCTGAATTAAATAGATTTGTAAAAAATGTAATGTGGAATGATAGTGTTGTTGCGTATTTTGGTGGAGGTTTTGATTTACAAATATATCACGATGGAACAAATAGTGTTATAAATAATACTACTGGTCATTTACAAATATATAACAACGCTGATAATGGTGATATATCATTCATATCTGATGATGGTAGTGGTGGTACTACTGAATATTTTAGACTTGATGGTGGTATAGAATTAAATGTGGTTTCTAAAACTATGTTATTTACTGATAACGTAAGAGCTGATTTTGGTAGTTCAAATGATTTAAGATTACAACACTCTTCAGGTAATAATTCAAGTTATATACAAAATTATACAGGAGATTTATATATTGAAAACTTAGCTGACGACAAAGACATAATATTTAAGTCTGATGATGGTTCGGGAGGCGCAACTACATATTTCTTTTTAGATGGAAGTTCAACACAAGTAAAATATGATGTTAATTTAAAAATACACGATAGTAAAAAATTAATATTAGGTGATGGTGATGATTTACAAATATATCACGGCGGTACTGATTCTGTTATTGAAAACAATGCAGGTGATTTATATATAAGCAATAAAGCTGATGATAAAGACATTGTATTTAGAAGTGATGATGGAAGTGGTGGTTTTACTGAATATTTTAGATTAGATGGAGGTTTAGCTACTGGAGGTACCGTGTACACTGTGTTTCCTGATAATTCAAGAGCAACTTTTGGAGCTGGTTACGATCTGCAAATTTATCACGATGCAAGTAATTCTTATATTAAACAAGGCGCGGGTGGTCATTTAATTATACAACAAGAAACTGATGATGGAGATATTCTACTTAAATGTGACGACGGCTCTGGTGGGGTAACAACATATCTTAGATTAGATGGTAGTACAAAAACAATTGATATACCAGATAGTATACCTTTAGCTTTTGGTAGTGGTGATGATTTAAAAATACAACATAACGGAACAGATAACTTTATAGACAGCTACAATGGTCATTTAAATATAAGAAACCACAACGCTGATAAAGATATTATTTTTCAAGCAGATGATGGTAGTGGTGGTTTAGCTGAATACTTTAGATTAGATGGTGGATTAGGTTACAGTGTAGTAAGTAAAACGTTAAATTTTATCGATAATAATCCAGCTTCGTTTGGTGGTGGTGGTGATCTTGCAATAAAACACGATGGAACTGATTCAACTATTATAAATAACACAGGTGATTTATATTTAAGAAATTTAGCTGATGATAAAGATATTATTTTTCAATCAGATGATGGTAGTGGAAGTTTTGCTACATATTTTCAATTAGATGGTAGTGATGGTTTTAGTAAAGCACATAAAAAAATTAGATTTTTAGACAATGTTAAAGCAAGTTTTGGTAATGTTGATGATTTAGAAATCTATCACGATGGTAGTGATTCTATCATAAAAGATGGTGGTACAGGAAGTTTAGATATAAGATCAAGTCATGTTCATATAACAAGTTCAGCAGGTGGCAGTAATATGGCACAGTTCTTTAGCGGTGGTAATAGTTATATTTACGCAAACAACGTGTTGAGAATAGAAGCAACTACTTCTGGAGCAAAAGTATATGGTGATCTTGAAATAGAAAATTCTTCAGATGGTATTATATTAGAATCACCAAATGGAACAAGATTTAGAATAACAGTAGATAACTCAGGTAATTTATCAACTACTTCATTATAGTAAAAACTAAATAAAACAAGTAAATATATATAAGTAATTAATAATCAATAAATAAAATTAAATTATGAGTGAAGAAACATGGAGTGCTGACGAATTAGCACAGCAAATAACAGCTACACTTGATTCAGTAGGTATTGTTGAAAGAATTAGAGCTGTTGAAGAAGCAGATAGAACTGAAGATCAAGTAGATGAATTAGCTAGAAACGAAAGACACATACAGCTTAAAATGGCTATTACACAATTTGTATCTGGCTTATCAGTAGATGAAAAAGCTAAAATAGACGCATTAAGATTATAATATGAAGAAATTTTTTATAGAAGTAAAAAGAAGATTTAAGCTTGTTTTAGTAGAGCTTAGAGATGTTTTTAAAGCAACTAAAGAAGTCGGTAATCAAATCGGTGATATTGGTGATGCTGTGAAAGGTAAAAAAAGAAAAGGCAGAAAAAATGTCAAAAAATAAAAAAAAGTTTTCAGAAACTAAAGTTGGTGCTTTTTTAAGTAAAGCAGCGCCAGGTATATTAGGCACTGTTGGTGATGTATTACCAGACAGTGGTGTATTTGGTGTAGTAAAAAACTTAATACAAAAAGAACCAGCTTTACCAGCTGAAGATAAAGAAAAAGCAATGAAACTATTAGAGATGGATATAGTTGAAATGCAAGAAGTATCAAAGCGTTGGGAAAGTGATATGAAGTCAGATAGTTGGCTTAGTAAAAATACTCGTCCAATGTCTTTAATATTTCTTACTATATCTATGGTTTTGTTAATATTATTAGACAGCTTTGAGTGGAGCTTTAGTGTTTCACCTGGCTGGGTTGATTTATTACAAACATTACTAGTAACAGTGTACGTAGCTTATTTTGGTTCACGTGGCGCTGAAAAATTTCAAACAATTAGAAATAAAAATTAAATTAAATTAAAATTATGAGTGAAAAAGAATTAAAAATTACAGAAGAACAATTAAAAAAAGTTCAAGCGCAAGTAAAAGTTAGAACACAATTAATAGCTGACATCGGCGCGACAGAAGCTCAAAAACACGAGCTACTTCATGCTTTAAATAACGTTATGCAGAAAACAAAAGAAACTGCTGATGAATTAGAAAAAGAGTACGGTAAGATCAATATTAATCTTGAAGACGGTACTTACGAAGTTATTAAAGAAGAAGAAGTAAAAGAAGAAAAATAAATATAATTCCTATGGCTAAGTTAATTAGAAAAATAAGCATAGGAACTGACTATAAAAATGAAGCAATGCATTACTCTGTAGGCCAACAGGTCTACGGAGGACATTGCATATGTGATATATTATTTGATAATAAAGATAATTCTTATAATATATTTATTAAAAAAGAAGACGAAGTTATACCATGGAAGAAGTTTAATTCTAACATGGCTATATCAATTGAATACAATTTAGAGTATTAATGCAAAGTTTATTTAATTTTATAGTACAACCAAAAAATAAAAGATACGAAAACGAAGTTGATATTAATGGTAAAAAACTTATTATTAATACAACTATGGACGATCATAAATATGTTAGTAGAATAGGTATAGTAAAATCAATACCTAAAATTGGTGAAACAAATATTAAAGTTGGTGATGAGGTTATAGTTCATCATAATGTTTTTAGAAGATTTTATAATATAAAAGGCGAAGAAAAAAACAGCTCATCATATTTTAAAGAAGATTTATACTTCTGTTATTATGATCAAATATTTTTATATAAACAAAACGGTGAATGGAAAGCACCTTTTGAGTTTTGTTTTGTAAAACCTATTGAAAATAAAAAACAATTTGTAACAGTTCAAAAAGAACGTCCTCGTGTTGGTATACTAAAATATGGTAATAGTTCCTTAGATGCTTTTAAAGTGCACGAGGGAAGTCTTGTAGGGTTTAGCCCAAGCAGCGAGTATGAATTTATTATAGAAAATGATAGATTATACCGTATGCGAACTAATGATATTACAATTAAATATGAATACAAAGGAGACGAAGTTGAATATAATCCAAGCTGGGCAAGTGGCTGTGGACGAACTTATTAAAGTTGCTAAAGAACCTATTGTAGACTCAGAAGATGATATAAGCGCTGATAGATTAAAAAATGCTGCAGCTACAAAAAAGCTAGCTATATTCGATGCTTTTGAAATACTTAAACGTATACAAGAAGAAAAAAATATGCTAGAAGATAAACCTAAAAAAGAAACAAAAGAAAAAACTTTTAAAGGTTTTGCTGAAAAGAGGTCTAAATGAAATACGAACAAACTTTAATAAAAGTACTCAAAGACTATATTAAACCTAAAGTTTTAGCTAGAAATAATAGATATAAAAAATGGGAGTATGGTTATAATGAAGATCACGACTTTGTAGTTATAAGTAAAACAGGTGAAATAGGTGAAGTATATGAAATACAAAATTTAAAAATAGCTTTACCAAAACAAAAAAATGTTCATAAGTTTAAACAAAACACTTGGACTAAATTTGATTATCCTGATGAATTAAAAAAAATTAAAACTGTTTACGATTTTAAACAGTATCCACAAGATTTTAAAGAAAAATGGTATGATTACATCGATAATGAATTTACCCGTAGGGAAGAAGGTTTTTGGTTTTATAACAAAGACGTTCCTACTTACATTAGTGGTACTCATTACATGTACTTGCAGTGGTCTAAGATTGACGTCGGTGCACCAAACTTCCGTGAATCAAATAGATTATTCTTTATTTTCTGGGAAGCTTGTAAGGCAGATACACGCTCCTTTGGGATGTGTTACCTTAAGAATAGGCGGTCAGGGTTTTCTTTCATGGCCTCAGGAGAGGTGGTTAACTTGGCAACCATATCAAGTGACTCCAGGTATGGTATATTATCCAAGTCTGGACCCGATGCCAAGTCTATGTTCACAGATAAGGTGGTACCCATATCAGTTAATTACCCCTTCTTTTTCAAGCCGACCCAGGACGGAATGGACAGGCCCAAGACCGAGCTTGCCTACCGTGTCCCCGCAACCAAGTACACCCGTCGTAAACTTACCGCCCCAACCAACGACGAAGCCTTGGAAGATTTACAAGGACTTGACACCACGATCGACTGGAAAAATACAGGTGATAACTCCTACGACGGTGAGAAACTCAAACTCCTCGTACATGACGAGTCCGGTAAATGGGAGAAGCCGAACAACATACTCAACAACTGGCGGGTCACGAAAACGACATTAAGATTAGGTAGTAGAATAGTTGGTAAATGTATGATGGGTTCAACATCAAACGCGTTAGACAAAGGTGGTGATAACTTTAAAAAATTATACTATGACTCAGATGTCACTAAAAGAAACCGCAATGGACAGACTCGCTCAGGATTATATAGTTTGTTCATACCTATGGAATGGAACTACGAAGGATACATTGATTCTTATGGATTACCTGTATTCCAAAATCCAACAAAAGAAGTTTTTGGCCCATATGGCGATAAAATTAAAGACGGAGTTATAGACTATTGGAATAATGAAGTAGACGGTTTAAAGTCTGATCAAGATGCTTTAAATGAATTTTATAGACAGTTTCCACGTACAGAGCAACACGCTTTTAGAGATGAAACAAAACAAAGTTTATTTAATTTAACAAAAATATACGAGCAAATAGATTACAACGAAGAAGTTAAAATGTCTGGTCTTGTAACACAAGGCAGCTTTCAATGGCGTAACGGTATAAAAGATACAACAGTAGAATTTATGCCAAGCAATAATGGTAGATTTAAAATAAGCTGGACACCTGATGTTAATATGCAAAACAGAATAATAGTTAAAAATGGTGTTAAGTTTCCTGGTAATGAACACGTAGGTGCTTTTGGCTGTGATAGCTATGATATATCAGGTACTGTTGATAGGTTAGGTTCTAATGGAGCTTTACATGGTGTTACTAAATTTAGTATGGAAAACGCTCCGCCTAATAGAATATTTTTAGAATATGTGGCAAGGCCTCAAACAGCTGAAATATTTTTTGAAGATGTTTTAATGGCATTAGTATTTTACGGTATGCCAATATTATGTGAAAATAATAAACCAAGGCTTTTATATTATTTAAAACGTCGAGGTTATAGAGGTTATTCAATGAATAGACCTGATAAAGTTTGGAATAAATTATCTGTAACAGAAAAAGAAATAGGTGGTATACCAAACTCAAGTGAAGATATTAAACAAGCTCATGCAGCCGCCATAGAAAGTTATATTGAAAACTATGTAGGACAATTAAGTAATAACTATGGTGATATGTATTTTAATAGAACATTAGAAGACTGGGCTAAATTTGATATAAATAATAGAACTAAATTTGATGCGTCAATAAGTTCTGGTTTAGCTTTAATGGCTTGTAATAAAAACCTTTATAAACCAATACAAGAAAGAAAAATAA